CGTAGTTATTGATGTTATACGCAGAGAGCAGGAAATCAGGATCTATCTGGACGATGATCGTTTTCGTCTCCAGGAGCCGGAGCAGGATTGCCAGCCCATCCTCGCCGACTTGGTAGGCGAACTCATCAGTAGCATCGGTCGTGTCCCATGGGTCCACGGTCGAGTCGTTGTCGTAGTCAAAGTCGACGGTGAGGTGTGGAACCGGTGCCTGCGGCCGATCTGGGTCCTGGAATTCCTCGATCAGGCGCCGCAGGATCTGCCCGGGCGCCGAGCCTGTCCCCGCGGCGTAGGCCCGCCATACGCCCGCGATGGGATCTTGCCCGCCAGTGATGTATGACTCGGACCATGCCCGCGCGTATTCGAGGTAGGACAGTATCCCCCGTCCGCCGAAGGTCAGCATCTCGCCGCCGGCCTCCTGTGAGGAGATTAGGGTGAAGTCGCCTGACTCCAGGAAGAACGCGAAGATGTAGCCGGTGTAGATTTCGGGGATGCGGACCTTTACGAGATTCCCTTGCGCGAGGATGGCGTCGGTGCACTCGGGGCTCGTCCGGTTGATCGCGAACTGCCCCGCACCCGAGCCGTTCAGCTCAACTCGGATCGTCTTCTCGCGTGCCTCGTAGAGCGTGGCGAGATAGACCGGCGGGTCGGTGCCGGGCAGCATCCGGAAGACATCCCACTCTGTCCCGGTAGTCGTGCTGAGCGTGGTCGTGCTGAGCGCGGTTGAACGGAATCTAGCTAGACCCGGGCCGCGCCCGGGCGCGCCGCTGCCGACGGGCATAGCTGGCTAGTTGAGCGACTCGACGCGGAACCCGTGTACGGTCAGCGACCCTGTCGCCACGGTCTGCGTGAAGAACACATCGAGCGCCGAGGCGACCGTGTTGTCGAAGCCGGCCCCGACGGCCGGTGCGCCCACCGGCGCGAGGAGCGATCCGTTCCCGCCGGCGCTCGGGAGCGCTGCACCGACCACAGCCTCCGACTCGAACCGGGCGGTGCCGAAGAACACGGTCGCGGTGCCCGTGCCAACGGCCCGGCAGACGAGATCGATCGCGAGCCTCCACGGCACGTTCGTCTTGGCGACGACGTTGAGATTCAGGGCGCCCGTGTCGAACACGATGGTGGTGCCGGCCGCCCCGAGACAGACATCGAAACGTGCGGTGCCCGGTGTCGTGACGGCGCACGAGATCCGGCCGTGCATCAGGATCCGCAGGGCGCGCCCGATATGGAAGTAGTTGTTGGGCAGAACGATCCGGTCGGCGACCGGGATGCACGACGCGCGCGCCGCCGCGGTCAGGGCCGGCCCGTCTGTCGCGCTGGAGACGATCGTTTCCTGCCAGGTCTGGTTGCTCATGGGGGTATCTCCTAGCTCTCGATTGCGTAGAAAGGGTCTACGCCACCACCCACTCCGGGTCAGGCGATTCTAGTTCGACCGAGACGCGAGCGAACGTCGGAACGACGATCTCCGAGATCACGTTGAGCGTCCGGGCCGCGATCGACTGGGTACTGCTGTCCTCCAGCGTCGCCACCAGATCGCCGGGGTCGAGAGTCGAGTCGAACAGCGCCCGGAACGCGGCGCGATTGGCGGCGAAGTCGGCGCGGTCGCTGCTCTCGCCCGTGGAGACACCTCTAATCCAGCCGCGCAGCTCGATACCGATCCGGTGCCCAACGCGGTTGCGGACGATCTGCCCGGAGCGGGATGGCACGACCAGATCCACGCCGCGGGGCTCGACGACCTCGACTAATCCGCGAACGATCTCCAAGAAGATGCCGTTGACGTCCTGGATATCGACAGCCCGATACGTCAGGCCGATGATGGCTGCGTCGGATGCCATCAGGCCGGCTCCCTGCTGGGTGTGACAAGGACGAACTCGCGGACGCGCTTGAGCTGGGTAACGATCTCGAACGGATCGCGGGCGCGGATGAGGCCCGTGATCGGTACGTTGTACGTGTCGCCGCCCCTGGCGCTACCCTGAGCGACGTCGGCCATCGGCACGACCGCCCCGGATGCCCGCGGGACGAACAGCTCGGGAACGCCGCGCTCGCCGACCCAATACGGCATGCCGGCTCGGACCGGCCCGCCGCCAGCCCGCTCGTCGGGTGACCCAGAGCGATTCATGGCTGGCGCCGCCTTCGGGAGGCCCGTATTGGTGTCATCCTCGGTCTTACCAGGCGCCTGACCTCCGAATAGGATGCCACCTAGCGCGTTCTTGAGCGCGCCCGGGAGCTTGTCGACACCCTGCTCTACCTTGAGCAGACCAGCGACAATCCCAGCGGCCATCGTGCGCTGGTGCGACAGGAGATCCTGCTCGATAGATTTGAGCGCCGCGACCTTCTCGGCCGTCGTCTTATTCGATGCGACGACCTTCCGAGCTTCGGCGATCTGCTCGGCCTGCCACTGGCGACCCCTAGCGAACGGTTCGAGCTTGGCGATCGCCTTGCTGACCTCGTCGGCCCGATCTTTGTCACCGGCGGCCAGGAACATGTCGCGGATCTCTTTGAGGTACTGGACGGTATCAAGGACCTGCTGGGCATTGCCTGCCCCACCAACTACGCCCTTGATGATCTTGGCGGTCGCATCCCCGAGCTTCACGGTATCGGAGCGCAGTCCAGCGAAGCCCTCATGGAGATCAGCGTGGGCTTGGCGCTGGGTTTCGATCAACGTGGTTGAGATCGTGTCGAGCGTCTTCGCCTGATCGCGTGCGTCGGGAGACGAACCGCCAAACTGCGGAAGCGTAGCGGCCCTGGGGTTGAGGATCGCGGCCTCTAGCTCGGCGATTTGGCGATCGACCGCCTCGGCCATCGGCCCACCAATATGACCCGCTCGCTGACCACGCTGTATCTTCAGCAGCGCGTCGCGTCGGGCCTCCAGCGCTTCAAGCGATCCGCTAGCGATCGCGTCGGCCGTCTCCTTGTCTAGCTCCTCCATGACGCCCCGATTGAACTGATCGCCGATAAGTGCGATAGCTCCGGCAATGGCCAGCGGGATGGCGAGCAGAAGAGCCGCGGACGCCGCAAGACCCATCGTTCGACCGATAAGGGTTCCACTAGCCGCCGCTGCAGGAGCCGCTGCCGCACCGACCGCAGCCTGACCTGCGACTACCCCCGTCGTCTCGGTCGCAACAGCGGCCACCGCTGCGGCACCGCCCATGGCCGCACCCTGAGCTGTCCCAGCGGCGATCGCCGAGGGCAGCAGACGCGCGATCAGTGTCGGGAATAGCTTGCCGGCGAGTGCGCCGAGCCCGCCCGCGATCGACGCAATCATCTTCGGTCCTAGCTGAGCCGCGACGAGTAGTAGCGGACCGAAGTTATTGCCGAACTCGGCGAGTGCACCGCCAGCGTTCTTGAGGATCATCTTGAACTGATTGCCGAAACTCGACTCGATCGCGTCAGACGCTCGCTCAGTCGCGCCCTCAACGTCCTCGGCTGCCGGCACGAAGTCCCTGAGCGATCCGATCCCGGGCCGGAGCGCGTTAGCGAGCCCAACGCCGCCCTTCGCCCCGAATACCTTGATCGCCTCTTGCGCCCGTAACGTCGGGTCTTCGATCGAGGCAATCTGCTGGATCAGATCATCGAGCGTCTGGCCGGGCTTCAAGCCCTTGACCGCCTTATTGAGCGCGGCGGCCGCCTTCGACGAGTCGAGCCCCGATGCGGCGAAGAGGTTCAGCAGGCCGACGCCATCCTCCAGCCCGACGCCCAGCGCGGTCAGGGCTGGCGCCATCGTCGACAGCGCGGCCTCATTCTCCTCGATCGAACCGCCGTACTTCTGATGCGACGCAATGAGGAGGTCGAGGATATGGTCCGACTCATCGGCGGTCAGATTCCACGCATCCAAGATATCGTCGAGCGCGGAGACCGCTGAGCCGGCGTCCTGACCGGTGGCCGTACCGAATTTCAGCATCAGCTTCGTGACTCGGTCGGCGTCATCGCCGGTCAGCCCGAGATCAGTATGGACCCTCGCTAGCGCGTCACCAATCTCGGCGAAGCCCTGAAGGTTATCGCGATACATCCCGGCGATTGCATGATTGGCTCGTTCAGCTTCCTCGGCGGTCGCTCCAGTCGTCGCCTGGAATTGACGAGTCGCCGCGTCCAGTTCAGCTGCGCCCTTGGCCGCGATCCCAAACGCAAGCCCGATCCCAGCGCCGACCGCCGGCCCGATCGCTCCCTTGAGACGAGACGCCATGGCACCGCCGGCGCTGGCGCCGCCCTTCTCGCCGGCCTTGACGGCCTGCGCCTGGAATTTACTGTCCTCTAGGAGCAGCTGAAGCATGACGTCGCCGATCGAAGCCATCAGGCGGCTCCGACCACGACGTACTCAGGATTGCGACGGGCCAGACCCATCACAGCGGACTCAAGAGCAGCGCCCACGAGAGCGGGCCGAGCGGTCGATGTCTGTCGCTGAAGACGCCCGATCCATCGCGTGAACTCGGAGCGCGTAGCCCACGCGAGACGAGCGGCGCTGGCCATCCGTATCTGATCTTGGATGGCGGTGTCTGAGATGCGCGCCTGGGCGGCGTCGAGATATGCGACGAACTGTTCATCCGTCAGCCCTTCGTCGAGCGCCTTCGGCGAGTGGAAGCCCCATTCCTTGGCGGCGAACTCGTAGGCTCCTGAGATCGACGCCCAGCGATCACGGTCGACAGCGCCGCGAGGCCGGCGTCTGCTAAAGGGTTCTGAACCCTCCTGATCGTCATTACCGCGATGAGCGCCTCTGAAGGACTGACCATCTCTTCCAGGACCTCTCGCGGAGGCAGCACATGCGTTTCGTCATAGTCGATGACTAAGCTGAGCAGGTCCTCAGCGCCAATCCCCATCATGGCGCGAGCGACGTCACCCGAATCATCTCCGGCGGCTGCGACTGCAGCAAGCAATCCAGCCATATTTGTGTCGAGATTCTCAACCCAGCGTCGATTGGACGCGATCGAACGGACGGGGAGGTCGCGGACCTCCCCGCCCAACGTCACCCGGAGCCGCCCAGCAAGAACATCCTCAACCGAGCGACTCAAAGCGAAACTGTCGAGCATCAGCTGGCGACGTCCAGGATGCGAATGCGATGAGGGGAGGTGGTCAGGTCGGCCGGGTTCCAGCGCCCGTGAAGCTCCAGTCGCGGAGCCGCGAGCGAGTCGTCGCCGAGGGTCGCCTCGACGTTCCCGACGTTGATCGCGTCATCGACCTCGAACTGGAATTCTCCGCCGTTAAGGCGCGGGACCTGAAGCTCGGCGTCCTTGTACGCCGACGTCGGGATACGCCGCGCGTCGTCCTCGTCGATGATGGTCATGCCGGCCGAAGGCGTGCTGACGGACCCGGGCCACGTCGCTGCGAGCACCGTGGCGTTGAACTCCGGCACGCTGACTTCAAGGACGCCCTCGCTCGACGTGACGTAGTCCGTACCGATCAATGCGCCCTTCGCGCCGTTGAGGTCCGGGGTGAAGATCTCGCGCTCAATCCGGAACACGTTGTCATCGACGGTCGCGCCGATGTTCGCGTGAGCCAGAAGGAACTCGCCAGCCCCGACTACCAGATTGGTCGGGGTATCCGCTGTGATGCCCATATGGGGTCTCCTCTACTAAGCGGCTAACGATAGGTCCTCTGCTGCTTTCGGGAGCCCGAATACCAGCCGAGCACATGATTGCGACGACGCGGCGCCAGGATGCGGGGACGCAGCGCGCCCCGCCCCTCCGGATCATAGCCCGTCGTCGAGTCGACACTGAGATCCCTGATGCACACGGACTCGCAGTCCGCGCACTGATACACCCTGAGGTCACGTCGCTCGTTGTCGGGGCAGAGGACGCGGCCCTCGGCGATGAGCTTCAGGCGATGGTCCTGCATCGAACACTCGCCCCGCCACCCGGTGATCTTCAATGGGTAGAGCCGCATCCCCGGGTATTCGAGCAGCGTCTGGAGTCGCGGAGGGAGCGGCGGCCGACGCTCGATCACCAGGGCTCGTCGGCCCTCGATCGTGATAACACGAGGTGGCGCCTGCTCCCGTAGGGGCATCAATGACTCCTGTCCGGCGTACCGGACTCGCTATGAACCTGGAACTGCGACTGTCGTAGCTGTGACGCGGAGTGATCCCGTCGTGACGGGCTGATCCGTGTCGGGGTCCTTATCCTGGCTGCCTCCGGTGAGAATAAACGTTTGGTAGATGCCTAGTCCATTGGACTCGACACGCTCCCCGGGCATATGGAACGCCTTGACGAACGCGGCCCAGACCGACCAGGCGTGCTGAGCCGTGACGCCGTAGCATCGGACGGTGTACTCGGCGAACGTGACAGGGACCCGAGGGTGGAGAGGGACTGAGAGCGCGCTGATGACGATGAACGCCTTGTAGTGGCCGGACCCGAGCGCATCGCCCTCGTAGGTATCGGTCGCGCCCTTCGGCTCATACCCTCGAACGCGATCCGAGACGAGCGCGGCGATGTGACCATCCGCCTTCGCCCATGCTAGAAGTGATGGCATCGGATCGAGCTGCGGGACCGAGAGCATCAGCTGGTCTCGCAGTCAGGGCAAGGGCCGGTCACTTCGCGACCGCAGATCGTTAGGCCCTCGCCTTTGTATACATGAACCAATTCCGGCTCATCATCGGTCACGGGATAGATCGTGACGCTCCCGAAGAAACCTTCGGGAATACGCACCACCATCGTCCGATCGGGACCGTCGCCCTCGTTAGGCTGGCCCACCGTATCGAACCTCTCGCACGAGCACCCGTTCACCCGACATCGACCGCGGGGCAGCACGTGGAAGGCTCCCACGTGGGTACAGCTCTCGCAGGCCGCTCGCGCGATCGCGCTCACGGAAGTCTCGCCAACGCGGGTTTGACGACATCAGCCATGATGCCGCTCATGTGAGGTACGACCGAGTCGCGAGCTGGGGCGAGGAACGGCTGCGCCCCGTGTCTCACGGTACCGAGTTCGGCGAAGCGTCCGGGGAAGCCAAAGCCGACGACGGCCGTGATCCCTCGCTTGACATTCGCCGCCCGCGGCTTCGCTGGTTGAGTACCTCGCGTCGACCACCCGGCGACCTTCTGGCCGTCGACGTAGGTCAATACCCCGCCCTGCTTCGGGAGACCCTCACCTGTCGGGAACGGGTCATACGGAGAGTCGGGCGCGGTCTCGCTCGCCACCTCAATGATCGTTCGACCGACCTCGTGAAGTCCGTCGGCGACAGCAAGCATCACGGCGTGAACCTTCGAACGATTGAGGACGACTCGCGCCGACGGCTTACGCGGCATGGACGATCTCCCGGCTCCACGACTCGATCGCATCAACCGCTCGCGCTGCTGCGCCTGAGCGGTAGGCGTACACGATACTCAACGCCGCCTCCCGTCGCTCGCGAACCTCCGGCTCATCGATGAGGGCGCGCTCGATCGAGCGGACTAGCTGGGCTGGCTCATCGACCTGGATACCCACGTCGGCGGCGTCCCAGAATCGGAGCCCATGAGAGACGCGCTTGCGGTACTGCTTACCGTTGAGGACGACGACGGGCCGTCCGGTCGATGCGAATTCATAGAGCGTCGAGCTGTTGTCGCAGACGTAGACGTCTGCTCGCCGACAGACCTCCGCGAAGTCGCTCACGAACTCGATGCCTGCGCGGTCGTAGATGCGCTTCATGCGCTTCGGCCAGTCGCCCTTCGGGTGAGCATGGCCGATCAGCGTGAAATGACGCGCCAACTCGCCGAGCGAGGCCCAATAGGTCCCGAGAGTCGAGTCGGCCTCAGGCGAGACGTGAGCCGGCCAGTGAAAGCTGACCGCGATCGTGGTCGGGCCCGACGGGATTCTCGCGGGGAGGTCATCGAGGCGGGGGCTCCCGATGACCTCGACCCGTGAGGATGGATAGGCGTCGCGCCAGAGTCGGGCTGAGTATTCGTTCGGGCAGAGGAACACCTCAACGTCGTCGCGATCCAGTCCACCAGCGTAGGACGGGTGACGCTGATTGAACCCGCGCTCGCCGAGGTACGCCTGCCCGATCCCGTGCTCCATGAACACGAACCGACGATATCCGAGACGACGCCCCGCCTTGATGTCGCCGATCGAGACGGTAAACGCCGGCGGCCCATCGCCAGGATCGGACGACTGCTGAGGAAGGCGCCTTAGCGCGCCAACATCGACCGACTCCGCCTCAAGCCCCTGCGCTCGGGCTCGCTCAACTAGCGTTCGATCGACGAGCAGACGCCCGCCACCGAGTCGCACGACGGGCGCCACGTGATCGACGAACTGAGGTTCGAAGGCGAGCGAGTCGATCATCGCGTGATGAGCCTATCGCGCCACTCGCGACGGCGCACTCGTCGCGGTCCGACCTCCTGAGCGAACACGAAGTGGCAGCGCGGGCAGATAGACGCCTTGATGAACCACCCCTCATAGGTTCCCTCAACGGCCTGGGCGGGGAGATGACCGACCCGGCCGCAGATTGCGCGCAGGATGCGCCTGAGCATCAGTAGGCCGTCCCGGCCCGCTCGGCGCCGATATGGGTTATCCAACTCTCACCAGACCCCCAGTAGGCAAATCGCGACGTCGCATCCTGATTGAGCAGGTCGGTATATGCCCGCTCGGATGATGGCACGTTCGGCCAGCGGAGACTCGTCAAGGATCGACGGAACAGGCTCGGGTTGGCCGTGAAGTGGTCGCGATGCTCGATGAACGGGAATGTGCGCCCGTTACGGAGCTCCGTCGGCGTCGCGAGGGACTGAAGCACACCGCCGGCCTCGATCTCACGCGGATAGTACGGGCCTCGAAGCAACGCCAGCTGGCGCAGGTGCGGGTTGCCTGAGAGGGTGTCGATCATCGGGACGAGGTCAACGTCGCGATCATAGATGAAGTCGTCCTCGATCTGAAAGACATACTCGGTCGTACAGCGGTGCTGAAGATATGCCCACATCGCGGACATCGACGCGCTGTATCCGAGCCTCCGATCCGGCCCGACGACGTAGAACCCTCGCTCACCCAGCGGGCCGTCACGTCCGAACTGCTCCACGAGCCATGCCTTGTACTCCGCGTCACCTGAGTCGTCATAGATCACCCGCTTGGCGATCGGCCCGGTGACGCGCTCGTTGAATGACGCGATCGAACTGGTGATGTAGTCGCGTCGCCCGTCGGTGTGGACGATGACCGTCACGGTCTCACGCTGCCCGCGCGCCGCCTTGGCCCCGTCGCGAAGCTCCTCGAGCGTCGGCCACCACCCATCGAACAGCTTGCGTTCAGACGCGCTCTGACGCGCCGCCACCTTGGCATCGTCGGACATGAGATTCTGGATATCCCGAGCCATCTCGGCCTCGTCGGCTTGAGTCGGGCGATCGTGGTATCCGAGCCGTCGAGCCGCGATCATGTAGCGGCGACCGAGACGAGCGTTGCGATTGTAGTCCGCACTCGCCGTTACCGCGGGTTGGCCCTTCAGAATGCGCTCCTCCGACCTCGGGTGCCAGAGGTGGATGACGTCTCCGTCGATACGCTCATGGCCGTACAGTCCGCAGATCAGCGACTGCCACGCCATGTCTTCATATCCCCATCCGAGGAACCGCTCATCGAATCCGCCCACATCGTCGAACACCGCCCGCGGTACAACCTGGAAGCACGACCAGCTGATCGGGTTGGTGCGCTCAACCAGCACGTCCATGTCGACGTTCTCAAACTCGGGCCCGAGGTCCTGCTGGTCGGCGACTATCCGAATCGTGGAGTCTTCGCGAATGCCTCGCCAGCGTCGATGGCCCCACGTCACCCGACCAGTCTCACGGGCGCGGTCCACCGCAGCCACCGCCTGACTCAGTGACAGCATCACGTCCGAGTCGATGACTATTCCAAGGTCCCAGTCGCCCGCTAGGGCCGCGGCCCTATTGACGGCCATCGAGCGATTGAATGAGCCCTCATCATGGTGGCCCTCGAAGATCGGGATGGACGGCAGCAGCGACTCCCAGCGCCACCGCGCATAGTCCCAGAGACGATCGCGATGACCGCCGTCCTTGCGCCGGGGGACGAGGAAAACCGGACCGCTCATGCCGCTACCTCGACGGAGATCGACGCGAGGATCTCGCGTAACGCGACCTGCTTGTCCGCGACCTGAACCTGATCGGCGACGCGCCAGACGAACGGCTCGATGCGCTCCCCGTAGGCGGAGGCGTAGTCGCGGAATTTGAACGGCGGTGCCGTCTCATATGGGTCCCACATGTTCGGAATACCAAGCGAGTCGGCCAAGACCAGCCCGTGAAGACTGCTACTCACGATGCGCTCGCACCGCGCCGCCAGCGCGATCGTCTCGATTGGATCGCCGGCCAGGTCGATCGCCACCCCCATCGGAGGACGCGGATCACCTCCAGCGCGAGCGGTCGCGAGGTGGATGTCTCGCGCTCGCGGCGGGGTCGCGAGTAGATCACACGCCAGCAGCCCGAGATCGGCCAGGAGGGGCGGGTGCATACCGGCCTGACGGGCCGTAAACACCCCACGAAGAGCGCGCACATCCGCATCCCTGATCTCGATCGGGTCGGCGAACATACAGCCCGTCCCGATCACGACGCCCGTAAACCCCGGAGGAATCAGCTCCGCGAGCGAGCCGATGCCGAATAGCTCGGCGTCCTCTCGCTCGGACCATTCGAGCCGGACCCCTCGAAGGCGCTGGAATAGGATCGGGGTTAGGACGTCACCGAAGTTATTGCCAGCTCGCGACCAGTACGCCCTCATGCCAGCGCTGCCTTCAATCGCGCGGCGTCCAGCTTCAGCCCTCCACCCTCTACCCATTCGGTAAAGCCATCGAAGTCTCGTTTGGCCCGTTCGCTGTCGAACACCGAGCGGTACGTGTCGTCCCAAGCCGCCTTCTGGACGGCCGGGTGCATGTGCTCGACGATGACGCTCGGCAGGAACCTCAGCAGCCCCGTCTCCTGGCCGAGCCTCTTCCATCCGTCGTCGGCCCACTGGTGCGAGGTAGCCGGTAGCGCGAGCCAGCCCAGCGTCTTCGCGATAACGGAGCTCATCCATACCGCGCTCGGGTGCTTGCGCCCGTGGATGAGGTCGTCGCCATACGCGATGCCCGGAGTGCCGAGCGAGTCGAGCACGATCTCATCCCACCCTCGCGTTCGGAAGAGGACGTCATCGCCGAACGCACCGAGGATGGTTCGCCCGTCCCAGACGAGACGCGCCACGTGATTGAGCGAGGCCGTGTAGCCCATACGCTCGGGCAGAACGAAGTGGTTCACGAACTGCTTGTATTCAGCCAGCTGAGGATCATCCGGGTCGACCAGGAACAGCAGGCCCGTCTCGGGCAGCGTCTGAGTATCACGGAGCGCCTCCTGCATGAGTACCGCCCGCGTCGCTCGCTCGCGAGACGGGACGAGGACGATGATGCTCATCCCAGTCGTCGCTCTCGCAGCCCGCTAGATGACACCCCGGTAGTCCGCAGGACGTAGCGGATTTCCAGCCCTCGCTCATCCAGCCAGTCCTGCGTGATCCCGAGTTGACCGAGGTAGTCCTTGGACCGCCAGTCGTCGCCGATCGCGATCAGGTCGGGCCTCACAACGTCAATCGCGGTACCGCTGAACTCGTCGCCGATATTGCAGACCACGAGATCGACGAGCGAGCACGCCCGAAGCATCTCGGCCCTCGCGGCGTAGGGCTGCACGGGAGGGCGCCCCTTGTATCGCTCAACGAACTCATCCCTGTTCAGCGAGACGACGACCCGTCCATGGGTGCCCGCCATGAGATGGCAGAACCGAAGTAGCTCCAGGTGGCCGACGTGAAGCCCGTCGAACGTCCCGCCCGTGTAGACGATCACGAGACGCGTCGCCGTTTAACTATTTGGCTCGCGGGAATAGCGACCACGCCATGAACGTTTCCGCCCTGGGCTAGTGAGCCCGCGAGCATAACGCCGTGCTTATCGTCCGCAAGAATGTAACCCACGGTTCGTTGGAAGACACGATGGCGAGCGCGCATCGTCGCGTCGTGACGCTCCCAGCCGCCGGTTGAGAGCTGGCTATCCGACCAGACGATCTCCAGCAGCGGGAGCCGCTTACGGTAGGCGCGCGGAGCCTTCACGAGCCCTCGACTCCCGCGCCCGCATTCACCAACCTGGCGTCGATCGCCAGGTGATGACCCCGACCGGTCTGCTGTCGTACCCCGGTGACCTCAAACCTCTGCGTCGGGAAGTCTCGCTCATCGGGCTTTGAGCATCGAGCGGTATCGTGGACGAGCGCGTCCTGAGTGCGAACGATCCGGGGTTGGCAGTAGATCGTATACAGCCCGATCGCCGCACCGGCTTGTGAGATCAGGGCGACGTCGCGGACCGACTTCGGCTGGATCGCAGCGGCGAAATCCTCGCCGATCTCGTCAACGACCTCGGCCTGGTTGTAGTCGTCCTCGCTCGTCTCGCGACGACGTACCAGATGAACCTGATGATCCAGAAGGGACGCGAAGCTCACCAGACCGGCTCACGTCGGTTGATAACAGGGTCATCGAAGCTGACGCGACGACTCGACGCCAGAATGGACAGCGCCGGATCGCGTTTCGGGAGTAGTCCGTCGGCAAGCACGGCCCGAACGGCATCAGTGGCTACGGCTGAGGACCCCTTACTGTAACCGTAGTCTCCGAGATTCTCCGAGACGTAGGGCCCGTCAGCGTGTTCATCGACCGCGAGCACCAGGAGGGCGAACAGGACTCGTCGAACCTCGTCGAGGTCGTTCGGCGAGTAGGTCGCCGTCACAAACGGGCCGCTCCAGAACAGGGTGGACCCGAGCGAATCGACGCGCGAGAGCGTCGAGCCGTTATCCGTCAGCATGAAGTCGGTGGCGCCCAGTGTCATACCACCGTCAATGACAGCGACCGCACTGGTGTAGCGCCTCAGCGAGAGCTTCTGCCGCGTTGACGTGTACTGAACCCAGAACGTCTCGGTACGGTTCCCGTCGAGAGGCCCGATGCGTCGCGCCAGCCACGCCTCCCACTCACTTATGATCGACTGGGCGGCGGCATCGTCCGCCGGAAGCGGAATACCCCGACCTCGGGCCTCGTCGAGACTGACGACTGGTCCGGAGGCTGGCACCGGCCCCTTATAGGGCGAGAATGTCGTCGCCGCAGCGTTCGAGATCCGAGTCCGATACCACATCCCCTCGACGCCGGCGGCGTCCCAGATGTCATACGCGCTGATGCCCGCGACTAGCGGGATCGTCGCGCCCTCGGTGAAGGTACCGTCGATGGTCGGCGCCGACTCCCAACGCAGAAGCGCGCCTGCGCCGTAGGCGGGAGCCGACAACAGCTCGGCGGTGTCGGCGACGTAGACGATGATATGAATCACGGGACGCTCACTTTCATATCGGGCCCGCCCTCGACGATCATCATATCCCTTGACTCGATGACAATGGTAATCGGCCTCGGCATGACGATCCGCATTGCCACCGCCGGCCCGAGCAGCGGAGGAGGAATCACCACACCGCCGCTAGTCGTGATCGTGCCCGTAATAGCCGTGGCGACCGAGCCCGTCCGTCCACCGATCCCAGCGACAAGCGCGGTTTCGACGAGGAGCCCGACGACTGAGCCTGACCCGGTCCTGGCTCCCGTGACGGATGGCTCCATGCTTCCGCCCGCCAGAGCGGCCGCCCGGGCCTGCTTCTGGATCACCGAGGCGGGGATCGTGACCCAACCGCCAGCCGCGAAGCCGATTGAGTGCTTGACCCCCGCATCCGTCGGCTCGGCCGCCAACCCGGCCTGCGATGAGCCCACGGCGGATTCTATCGGCTGCGAGGTGGTCGGCTCGCTCGTCAGCCCTGCGAGTCCCTGACCGCTGCCTTGCTTGCTTGTCGCTAGGGTCGGAGCGGCGCTAGCCCCGCCCGTTGAGGAGCCGGTAGCCGCCTTTGCCCCGACGGTCGTCGGATTGGCGACGAGCCCGGCCAGCGAGACGGCAGAGGGAAGCTGCGCGGCTGTCGGGGCCGTGACGAGCCCCGCGAGTGACGAGCCGGACGCCGTCCGTGACCCCGCCGCCGTCGGACTGGCGACCGTACCGGTGACCGACAAGCCGCTGGCGGCCCTGACACCAAGTGTCGTGGGGCCACCCGCCGTCTCCGTCAAGGCCGATCCGACACCGCGCTTAGCGCCGATTGAAGATGGTTCTGCCGCAAGGCCGGCGAGCGACGCGCCGCTGAGGATCTTTGACGCTGGCGCCAAGGGACCGACAACGAGCCCGCCGAGCGCGCTCCCGATCGCTGTTCGTGCGCCGCTCGCGGCAGGTTCAGTGGTCGTTCCGGCAAGCGCGTTAGTGCTCCGCGTCGCCAGTCCGACGGCAGTCGGCTCAAAGGTGAGGCCTGCTACCGTTTGGACCAACCGGATTGACACTCCGGTTGAGAGAGGCGTAGTGACAAGTCCCGCAGTCGCTACGCCGACGGCGCGCTTCGATCCGATATCCGACGGCTCGCTGACGAGCCCCGCCAGCGCGTAACCAGTCTCGGCCACGGCGGGCTTGGTAGTCGTCGGCCCGGAGGTGATCCCGGCGAGCGCGCTGCCGACCGCCTGCTTCTGTGAGGCGGCGAGCGGCGCGAGGGCGATCCCGCCGAGACCGACGCCGACCACGGATCTGGTCGCGGTTGTCGTCGGCCCGGCGACGGCGCCAGCGATCGACGAGCCGGAGCCAGCCCGCGAGCCGGATGCGATAGGTCCGGCAGCCGTCCCGCTGAGCGTGGAGCCGGAGCCCTGCTTGCGACTCTGAGCGAGCGGTGCCGTGACCGTCGTCGCGAGCCCCGCGCCGGTACCCTGTTTCCGGGCCTGATCGGTCGGGCCGACTGAGGTCGCGCTGAGGACCGCACCGCTACGTGCCGATGTTCCGCTCGCCAGCGGTACGGCCCCGATGCCCGCCAAGTCCCGACCGGCGGCCTGCTTCTGGCCCGCATCCGTCGGCGCCCCGACCAGCCCGGCCAACCCGGTGCCGACTGGCCCTCCGACGGCGAACTCCGCCTCCAGCATGATCGCGTCGATGTATGGATCGGGCGAGGCGTCGGAGACCAAGAAGCGCGAGCGCAGGGCGTTGAACTTGGTGGTGGTCCAGGCATCCGACGTGCCGGGGACCGTGGCGAAATGCGCCCGCTTGTAGGTGATCGTGGCGCCGACGTTGGTCGTGCCACTGAAGATGTTGGCCGAGGTCGAGCCCGCGTGCTCGCGCAACGTGACCGTGAAGTTGTTCGTCCCTGCGCCGCTGGCGTCGTGGTGGACGAAGATCGCCTCGACCGTCCGCGGATCGCCCGACTCGACGCTGTCCTCGTACGTCCACTCGACGTAGTCGGTCGAGTTCGGCGGGGCGATGCCGTTGATGAAGTCGACCGCCGTCGTCGGCAGCGGCCGCTCGTCGATCAGTTGATAGGCCGTCGTCGTGGCGTTGGTGATGTCCGTCCCGGTGAGCGTCCGCTCGAAGTCATTGGCCCCGGCGACGTTGTGGGTGCCATCGGCGTTGGGGATGTAGGACAGGACGTAGCCCGCGCCGAGCGGGTAGTCGGCGGCGGTCTGGCTGATGAGGATGTCATCGGTGAATTGGTCACGAGTGTGTATTCCGAGGGGAACGCCGGCAATCGCTGAGGTCTCGGCCGCGAAACTCCCCGAGTATTGCCCAACTGCTGTCCCATCGACTTGGGCATCAAGGGTTGTGGCGGTCCTCTTTAGCTCAAGTCGGTACTGCACCCCAGTTGTGATTGCGACGCCAGACGCACCGAGAAGCGTCGTGCTCTCACCGACATACAGTTTGCTGTCGCTGGCTTTGAAATAGAGACCGGTGAGGCCGACGCCCAGAACGAGGCCGTCAGTGGTCGGCAGAGTCGCGAAGTAGACATAAGCCCGGACCACCCAATCCGTCGAAGAGGCGAGGGCGACCGTCTGGAAATAGCCGGTTGCAGCAGTTGGGTTGGTGCGTACTGAACGGACACCGCTGCGAACAGTCGTTGTCGAGAACGACGCCGTTGCGTTCAGGGTCCCATGAGCCCCCGCAGCCCCGCATTCGAGCCCACAGGCGAAGATGGGTGTTGCCACCTACAGCGTCCTGTCCTGCGGCAGCCCGTGCATCAGTAGATCGTCGGGTCCACGGTCACGCCGACGCAGGACTGCCAGAGGTCGCTAGCCGAACGAACCGTGACCCAGAAGTCGGCCCGCTGCCCGCTCATCTCAACGTGCCACAGGCCGCCCTGGAGGGAGTGGCCGCCGCCACTACCAGCCGGGAACCCAGAGAAGCAGCGGATGACCGCCTTCCGGTTGGAGGGATGCTCGATAGCCTCCCACTGGCGCCCATCGGGAGCCGTGATCGTGGCCGCGCCGAGCCGCCCAACCACGGCCACCAGGAACACGGTCCCGCCCGCGGTCCGAGCCTCATCCTCGGAACCGCAGAAGTCGAGGTCGACTGCGAGCGATCCCGAACCGGACCATTGCCGATCGTGGATCGAGTCTTCGGTGTAGCAGCCCGACGGATCGGCTTGGACCGGATTCTCGAACCGGGACTCGCTGACAAGCTCCGGCGGTTCCGAGGCCCGCGCCGCCAGGGCAGCCGACGGCGCGAACGCCAGCGCCGCGGCGAGCGCGGCGGCGAGTAGGCGGTTCATGGGCCCTCCTAATGGAGGCCCGCTCAAATTAGGCCGGGGCTCGACGAGCGGGCCGTGGATGCGATTACGAAGATGGCGGTATCGAACTATGCGCCGACGAGCGGGATGTCGAGGTCCGCGACCTGGTACGTGCCCTGCCCGGCGAACGCCTCGGGTGTGATCTTGTGGACCTGGCCGCCGCCGTCGGAGGTCAGGGTGACCGCCGCGCCGCCCTGGGTGGTCGAAACCTGGAACGTGTCGCCCGAGACAGAAATGACCCAATAGATCGTGCCCTCTGTGATGCCGGTCGGCAGGACCGAGCCCGCACCAAGGTCCCAGAAGACGACTCGGTCGGCGTTGGCGTAGCCGTGCGCGTCGCACGTGAACAGGTCGCCCGTATCGGCCGCCGTGAACGGCTTAGGCGAATCGGCTGTTGCTTGGGCGGGCCACATGCCACGGAATGTTCCGGCGCTGATAGCACTCCACGTCCCGATGAACGCGACCGTGGCGCCGGCTGGCACATCGAACGTCTCGGCCCCGCCCAGGGACACTGAGCCGGACGCCGCGGCGCCCCATGTGATCGCTTGGCGGGCATAGGCGGGTGATCCGCCGGTAAGCTCGTTGGCGCCCGTAATACTGAACGCCGAGTGGAGGGACATGTGGGACATGAGCGCGACCATCGCGTCTAGTCCCGCATTCTTGACGGCATCGGTAACTGGCATTCGATCGCTCCTCAGCTCAAAGCGCGTAGATAGATAGCCGACCCCGAGTTGCTCGTACCAACTCGGGGTCGGCTCATGGCCGGACTACGAACCGGCGTTGACGAGGACCGCGAACGGGAACCGAGTCGCCTCGGTCGCGTTCTCCCGATTGATCGGGTTGGCCACCGCGAACGCGAAGCGTCCGACGGCGCGCATCGCTACCGCGTCCTGCTGCATCAGGTTGAGGACGACGTTCCCGGAGTCGTCCGAGATTATGCCCTCACTGAAGATGCGGAAGGTGAAGTCCTGGCGGACTCCGAGGATCGCCTTCGAGCGATCGCCCGCGATCAGCTCATAGTTGTTCACCCAGGGATCGTTCGAGACGAACGACAGCGGCTCGCCATACAGGGTCGCGGGATTGCCCGCGGCGATCGGCTGGTAGATCGGGTTGCCGTTGGAGTCTCGCAGGTTGCGGAGACGAGCCCTGATCTTCCGACGAGCCCAGAAGGTATTGACGTCGAACCCGTCGTCCTCAACGAGCGCCATCGTGTCCGAGATGTCGCCCGCGAAGTCATCGTGCGGTGCGACCGACGTACCCTCGGTGTGGTAGTTGCCAGCGTCGAAGGCCTGACGAACGATGCCCGCCTGGTAGGCCTGCGGCCAGGGATTGTCGACGTCCATCAACGTCGCGGCGTCGAGCTTGACAGCGAACGCCTCGACGAGTCGGGGACGGATCTCGCCCCAGATGTCGTAGTCGGCGTCGTCGATGACCGCCTGGGGGATCGGAACGATGACCGCCAGCTCGCGGACGTCGAGGTACTTGTTGGCCCACGCCTGCTCGGTCGTCTGCTTCAGGCCGGTGTCCGAGGACCCGTCCATCCAGTAGGCGGTCGGCAGGACCGAGAGCACCGGGACGCGCTGCTGGGCACGAGTCATCGTGACTCGGTTGAACTGCGACAGAGAGGCTGACGCGATCGGGAGACCCTGCACGATCTCACGGCTCACGTCCTCCGGGATGAGCGCAGCCGCATCCGTGCGGCTGGTCAGGCTGTTATAGACCGTCATTGTGGCTCCTATGGTTTAGCGACCAGCGGCTCTCCGAATAGCCGCATTCATATCTGTTCCAGAGGGTGCGACGCCTCCACGAGGGCCGCCCCCGAAGTCGGGCGACGCGTTGACCAGTCGCGGCTTCTCGCGAGCGATCGCGCCGACCAGATGCTCGATGTTCTTTGGTCGCCCGTCCTCGGTGAACTCCACCGCCGCCGGGTCGATCAGCGCGTATGCCAGATCCGGGTCCCAGAAGCCGACCTTGCGCGCGGCCGCCGTAGCGGCATCGCGAAGCGAGTCGGCCCGCTGACGGGCCCTCAGCTCAGTGTTCTCCCGTTCCAACTCGGCGATGCGCTCGACGGCCTTCTCGGACTCGGACTTGTCCTTGTCCTCGAACGCCTTGATGCGCTTCACGAGGTCCCGCGCCGTCTTCTCCGCAGCCTCCCGAGCAGCGCGCTCGGTCTTCAGTGCGGTGAGTCCGGTGGGCCCTAGCTGCTCATCTTCCGTCTTCGCGTCGGTCGATAAGCCATCGGCGGGTGCTGCTGAGTCTGGCGTAGTCGGCGCTGCGGACGTCGCGTCCTGGAGTGCGGGCGTCGCGCTCGCATCCTGTACTTCGGGCATCGTAGCGATCTCCTCGTGCTTGTCTATACCTCGACCATTGCGATCGGGGTAACCCCGTTAGGGGACTCGATCGGTATCATTGGCTCGACGTCCGCGACCGCCTCCTCGTCGGCCTTCTGAGCTTCGCGCATCGCCTTGATCCGCCTGATCGTCTGCTGAGAGTAGCCCAGCTCCTCTAGGGCGAAGTCGTCGGGGATCAGGCCCTTCTCCCACTGGAGCATGACGCTCTGAGTCCGGACGGCCTCGCTCCGCATCTCAAAGTCGGCCCACATCGTTTCGGCGTCCGTCCGCGCCTTGGACGCCTGGCCGGTCGCGATGAGGGCCAGTCTCATCGTCTCCTCCCAGCCCTCGCCAAGGTGGATCGACTCGCCCTTTGACTTCTTCACCAGCGCCGCTTCGGAGGATTTGATGCTCTCGCCCGACGGGGCGACCGACGTCGGAGGACCGACCAGCTGGTAGTACGGCGTCGCACTGATCGCCGCCAGCTCGACGATCTCCTGTCGGATCGCGTCGATGTACGGCGTGAGCTGAGCCTGGTCGAACTGGCCGAATTGCGGCTGAGGCATCTTGTCGCCGTACTCGGCCATCTCGGCGGGGGTCGGGCGGCGAACGCCCCAGAGAACGTCCAGCCCGGGCTTGAATGGCGCGAGCGGCTGGCCGGTATCGGGATTGATCGGGATGTCGATGTTGGTGAACCAGCGCTGGGGAAAGGCGACCGTCTCCGAAGCCACGAGCATGTCGAACCGAAGTTTATTGATCGCCAGCTGGTTGCCGATGACCGGCTCGATCTCGGACCGTCCAGTCCCGTCACGACGGGGGCGATTGGCCAGCGGTACGAGCGGCACCGTCTGGAGCGGGTTGGGGATGACCGCCTCGAAGTCGTCACCGTCGAACGGCTCCCATGTCGCGTTCTCCATCGACCAGTCGCCGCGCGGGTCCTCGTTCTCGTCGACGTACTTATGGACCGAGCGAAAGCGGTAGACCTCATTCGGCAGGTAGAGGTAGATGCGCTGGTAGCCCTCCTCATCGCCGAACATCTTCAGCCCAGCGGCTCTCAACCGGCGACTCCCCGGCGATGTCTCCACGATCGTCTCGCACGGGTCCTCAATGGTGATCAGCGCGCCGTCTGACGAGGGCGTGACAAGCGCGTAGGCGATGCCCTTCACCAGCGCGATCTCGTGCGCTATCTGAGACTCCGCGTCGAGCTGGTTGTCCTGCCAGATACGCCAGACCTCGCGATCACTCTCCGTCTCGTCACCGTAACGGAACCCGGTCACCGTGAGCCGTTCCTTCTCGGCATCGACGACGCGGGTCATGAAGTTAGCTGGCATGTTGTCGCCGTACTTGCGCCCGACCGTGCGACGATACTGCTCGGCCAGGAAGATCAGCGGCTGATTCCCATCATGAAAGCTGGCCAGCTCGTCGAGCCCCGCCTTGCGCGCCCGAAGACGACGGACGAGGCGCCTCATCCACCACTCGACCGAGTATGGATCGAAGGTCTTGGTAGCCAGCGAGATCGCCATCAGAATCCCACCGCTTGCGGCAGTCGCCGCGTCGGCTTCCGCGCCTGACTGGCGTGCCACATGGCGCGATGGCGAGCGATGATCGCACAGTCCGCGAGGTCGATGTGCCGCGGGCTGTTCTTCGCTTCCTTCACGATGACCTGGCCATGGCGCGTGTCCTGTGCCCGGGCGTTCTTGAGGTGACGGATCAGCATCGGGTTGCCATCATACGTCGGACCGCCCTCGATCATCGCCGTCTTGAACTCCCCGCACGCCGGGCCAAACCGCGCGTACACGAACGTCTCGAACCGTTCGACCTTGCCCGAGCCGAGCATGCGGTTGTGCTCCTCGTCGAGTGTGCACGATCCCCACTCCGCCTCCCAGACCTCCATCTCTGATCGCCACCCAGGAGGGTCGCCGACGAGCTGGATGACCTTCCAGCGCGCGAACGCGCGATGGAGTGCGGCGTCAACCTCGATCCGCGGGACGGGCTCGCCATTCTCTGGTTCCCACGCGTCGATGACGAAGCCATAATCATCCAGCGTCCAGCCCACCAGCCCGGTACAGTCGCGATTATTCGAGCCGTCGAAACCTATGACGATCGGCGTACTGTCCGGCGGTGGCGGCGCCACACTCATCGCGTCGCGGCGTCGTCCGTCGATCGTCGCCTCACTCAGCCATGCATCGGGGTGACTGACGAACAGGTTGCCGTTGTAGCGCAGGAAGTCGTCGAGCGATACCGTCGGGTCGCGATAGCTCGCCTCCAGACCGCCGAGCGAGAGGAAGCTCCCCGCGGCCGGGTTCGCCTCCAGTAGGGCCTGCGTTCGCTCGGCGTCATCCGAGAGGTCCCACCCGTCGGCGCTCCCGATCGTCCGGACACGCATCTGCCACCACAGCATGAGGAAGCTGGGATCGTCGATCTCGCCCGTGGCGACCTGGACTCCATGGAGGAACAGGCGCCCGAGGAGCGAGTCGAGCGTATCGCCCGCCGTCGTGATCGCGATATGGAGCGCGCCGAAGACCTCGCTGAGACCGAGGACCGACGCTGCTCCGGGCGAGAGGCGACGAGGGACGCGCCGCTTCCGGGTGCCCTTCGAGAGCACCGTCCAGAGGTGCTCCCTGTTGTCGCCGATCCACTCGTGTAGCTCGTCACACAGCGAAGCCGTCGGCAGGCCACCGTCATTGGTGCCACCAACCGCGGCGATCCGATAGAGTCGCCCGGGGCGATCCGGGCGGAGTATCTGGACCTCCTGGATCTGATCGCCCGCCTTGAAGTACGGCGACAGCCGTCCCCGTTGCATGGCGCCGTCGCCCTCGATCGCCGCCCTGGCGGCTGCGAATATCTTGTCCGCCTGATCGAACGACGCCGCAGCAACTGGCACGTTCGGGCTTCGCGGAGCGATCGGCCCCAGCAACTCCGCCAGCCCGATGTGAGCAACCAGTTCGGTCTTTGAGTTGCCCTTCGGGATACCGATCAGCACTCGGTCATAGAGCAGCTGTCCGGTGGTGGGGTCGTACTCGTAGATGCGGTTGAGGATGTGCTGCTGGAAGGGGCGAAGGATGACCCGCTCGCCGAGCGCGTCGCCCTCACCATGGACCAGGTTCCTCTCGATCCACGCGCCGACATACCGCCCGAGGGTGGGATACGGCTTGCCGTTGGCCATGAGTTGCACCGGCGAGGCGTAGACCGGTGGCCGAAACTCAGTCGGGTCGCCCGTCCACATCCGGCTCGTCGAGGAGTTCGGCGAAGTCGTCGTCCCGCTCGAGGTCCGCGTTGAGGTCGCTGAGTGAGCGAGCAGCGTCACCGAGCAGCACCCCTAGTTTGAGCCGCGCTCCGGGCGACAGTCCGAACGCCTCTTCCAGGCGAATGATCGTGGCGTCGAGGACGCTCATCTGCGAGTACAACGGGTTGGCTCTCGGCTGCCCGCGACTCCCTCGCACCATCCTCAGCCGCCGGATGGTCCGGTACATTCGCGTCCTCTCGTCGTAGAGGGTCCAGAGGCGCGACAGGGCTGGCAGGTCGGTGTCCGGCAAGACGATCGACGCTAGGGGAGAGGACCAGAACCGCTCCCAGCTCGTGCGCGATGCGGCCAGCAGGCCGATAGGCGGCTGAGGGGCGGGTCCCGCCAGGCCTCCCTGGATAAGACCGAGGTCCCTCCGCTCGCGGTTGGCCCTCAGCGCGACGGGTTTCGGGTGTCTCGGCACTTTCGACCTCTCGGCCAACTGCGGTTGGGGGTACTACGCGGTGGGGAAACACCGGGCAGGCTGGCGACGTGG